ACATACTTAGCCCACCAAAGGTAGGTCAGGATTAAACGCTATCAAGCAACACCAACTTAGCGAAGTTAATGGTAATGCTATTGGTAACCCACCAAACCCAACTGATACTAATAAAAAACTTAAGGATGATATTGAGGATTACCTAAATAAAGAGTGGTATGCTGCTTGGGCTGGTCGTATCGACTCGGTGGCGCTTAAAATAGACCCTAACTATAAGTCTAGTTTGAATAACAATTTTCCTAACGCTAATAAACTTAGGGCTACTCTAACAGAATTAGCTTATATTGAGAAGGGTAATAGTTTAACATCAGCTAACGAAGACATCACACCAGAAATGGAAAAATTAGCGTCAGCAGTACTTAAAAAAGTCAAAGAATTGTACCCTACTTTAACTTTAAGAGTTACGGCTGGTAATGATACGGCACATGTTGGTTCTGCAAATAGTAGACACAAGAAAGGTAATGCAATTGACTTTACTATTATAGGTTCAAACGGACAACCTATAATTGTGCAAGGTAGTTATAAAACTAAGAAGAATGGTGGTACACTTAAGAATAGCTATACATCCGCTGAGAAAATAATTATAGTCAATGTAGTTAATGTCGTTAGAGGTTTTACTAAAGGTGGTAACCCTAATGTTAGGTATCTTGATGAATATACCATTGGTAGCGCACATGCAACCGCACCTCACATTCATTTATCTTATGGTGGTGGAACGGAGGGTGATGCTGAAAGAATAGCTGCTATTAACGATACTAACCTCACATCATATACGGTATAATTGTAAGTTTCAGATTTATGTGATATATTTGCGTAATGGTTATTGGTAAAGTAATATCGGAGACGGAAATAGACCTTGGTAATAATTTCGAATGGTTATCGGGAACAAACGAGGATATTAATGTCCCAACCATTATTGTAGGACTAGTTAAAGCCACTGAAACTCTACTTAAACGAGGTAGAGAGGTGAAACTATTGGATAGGAAGATAGGTCAACACGATTTCTGGACGTTTACTCGAAAGGAACATAGAACCCATCATGCCAACGATTTAGTAGATTTCAGAACCTACTGTTACAATACATTAGTGGAGAACGTTAAATACGAGTTTATAGACCCACTAACCTTATCTGATGAGGCACATACTGAAGCATTCGATAAGGTTAAATCTAGCGATATTTTAATATCGATAAACGTGGGTGATATGGTATACATGTATGATGGTACCACTACCTATGGTATCAAATTAACTTTCTATGAATTCTTGAACTATGATAGGACTAAATTATTAAGTAAAATAGAGGGGTTCTCCACAGTCTTTCTTGATACTGATGAGATACTTATAGAATATAACGATTTTATGGAAGAATATGAAAATGATTACATGTATCTTCCATACCTATATTCTATTAAAACTCAATGTCCACACGACACATACTGTTAGCGTCATTTATTCCTATCAATAGGGTAGAATGGTTCTATGGGTATATGGAAGGTAAGCACGATATTAGAAAACGTGACATCTTCAGATATGAGCAAAGTGAGGATGTTTCCACTGATATACTAACATTCAGATTTACGTTGGATACCAACGATAATATCAATTTCAATAAATTATTTCCGAATGCGATGCTTATCCACAAAAAAGGTGACGCTCTTTATACGATAAACGGACTTAATAAATTAATAGAATCTGAAAATGAAGGTAGTATGGGTAACCTAAATCATAGTGATATTAAGATAGATTGGTCTAAGTATCAAAACAACTTAATTATGGTAGATGGAGAAAAACTAGTACTAAATACGATAGAACGCATAGTTTAGTGAAGTTTCTGATATTTATTACTATATAACGTGAATGTAAAAACAAGTATCATGAGTAAAGATTTGAACGATAAAGAGTTAGATTCCAAATTAGACGCTTTTCTAGAAGAAGAAAAAGTGGGTCAAACTATAGTGTGTACTGACGATGTATGTATCATCAAGAATGATAAGAGTATTATCGAAAGAGTGAACAAGAAGGTAATAACCCAAGATGGGAGACAACTATTAATGTAATCCAATGAAGAACGTAAAACTAGATGAAAAACTTTTAAATGAGGAAGCTAAACGTATGATGAATATCGTTGAGTATTCATTCGTGGGTATTACTGAGGATGATGAAGAAGTGGATGACCTAGAAGGTGGAGATGTGGAACCAGAGGTTAACCCTGAAGCTGGTGGTGAAGCTGGTGAAGTAGATGGTGAAGTAGATGACTTGGAAGTGGAACTTGGTTTGGATGATGCTGGTTCGGAAGAAGCGCCAGTAGAAGAACCAGCCCCAGAAGTGGAACCAGAAGTTGATATCAGTTTAGATGAGCCAGCCGAAGATGAAGTGGAATTGGATATAACCGAATTAGTCAACAGTACAGAAGAAGCTAAGGCATCATCAGATATGGCTAATTCTAAATTGGAAGCTCTTATTAAAGGTTTTGGGGCATTAGAACAACAATTAAATGTAATGCAACAAACAAGTGCTAAAATAGATGACCTTGGAACTAAGGTAACCGAATTAGAACATGATATTGAAAGACGTAATCCAACACCAGAGGAGCAAATCGAAATGAGGTCATTGGATTCATATCCGTACAGTATTAAGCTTACTGATTACTGGTCAGACAAGGAAGATAAATTAGCTATTCCTTCATCACAACAGAATGGTGGTACTAAAGAATATACCTTAACTAAACAAGACGTTGAAGGTTATTCACCTTCCGATGTTAAGAAGAGTTTTCGTGATTTTGACGAAGATGAGGTAGATTTTTAAAGTATCGACATAACATAATATAAAAGAAAAGTGGAATTTATCCACTTTTTTTCGTTTATGGGGTTGACACTTCGGAAAATAAGTAGTATATTTGTATTGTTGGAAAGTTCGAATATTGAGAATGATTTTGATAACGAAATTAGACAAAAAAGTAGTAGTTTTTTGGTCTTTTTGGGGTATTAGATGATATTTATATATGTTCGAACAAAGATAATAACAAAGCAAAAAAACAACAAAAAACAACAACAAACATGGGAAATTTATCCGCAATTTTAAATCAGTATGACAAAGCCACTAAAGATAATGCTAGTGGTAGTTCAGCAAAGAAGTTTGACTTAAACAACTACTTTACTACATTCCTTCCTAAAGGAATAAACACAGCTAACAAGGTTATCAGAATTCTACCAGCAGACGAAGGTGAAGAAAGTCCTTTCGTTTTAATACATGGACACAATTATCAGATAGCTGATGGAAGTTGGAAAACTTATGCATGTCTTAAGCATGAAAAAAATGAAGACTGTCCTTTCTGTGACACTAGAGCAGGTTTACTTGCTGAGGGTACGGAAGAAGCTAAGGAAACAGCTAAAAAATTCCGACCACATAAATTTTATATCTGTAAGGTTATTGATAGGGAACATGAGGCTCATGGTATCAAATTCTGGAGATTCCGCGACAACTACCAAAAGCAAGGTACGTTTGATAAGATTGTTAATGTGATGAAATCCTATAATGAGGATATGACTGACCCAACAGTAGAAAGTGGGCGTGATTTAGTAATCGATATCGCAAGAAACGCTAATCAGATTCCATTGGTTCAAACTATTCTTCCAGCACCTCATAAGAGTGTACTAAGTGCAGATGCTGATTTGGCTAAAGAATGGTTGAATGACCCACGTACTTGGAGAGACGTTTACGCAGTGAAAGATTATGAGTATCTTGATATCATTATTCAGGGTGGAACACCTACCTTTGACAAGGTTAATGAGAAGTGGGTTGATAAGGATTCTGTTGACACAGTAGTACCTTCAACTAAAGCTTCAACCAAGAGCTTAGATAACGAGTTAGAGTTGGGAAACACTAATTCAGGTTTAGTAGCCAAAACCCCAGTTGCAGAAACTGTGAAGACGGTAGTAAAGACGGAAGCAATCGCTGAAGTACCTACTACGGTTACACAACCTGTAACAACAACAGTTGATGAAGAAGAGGATGAAGATATGCCTTTCTAATCGACAGACAACGAGGATTGAAAAAGAAGTGGCTTAGTGCCACTTCTTTTTTATCCAACTAATAACACAACAATAAACAAGTTTCACAATAAACAAGTTTCACAATGGAAAGACCTAAGAAAATACCTAATAAAAGACCTAAGAGAAGTAATACTGCTAATAAAACATATGATATCCAAGATTTCAGGAAGGAGCATGGGATAAGTGATAAATCACAGAAACATAAGGAAGATATGTGGTATAAGTTCTCCGATGGTTACGCAAAAGCGGTAGGGGTTCCAGGTATCCCTATGTATTGTGGTTCACAATTTATTGGTTTTAGTGACACTGGTAAATCAACGGGTATATACGAATCAATCGTTGCCGCACAGAAAGTAGGGCATATACCTATTATCGTTGACACTGAAGGTAACTGGAGTTGGGAGTACGCTAAGAGTATTGGTTTCAAATTTGAGGAAAGTGTTAACCCTGAGACTGGTGACCCTGATATCACTGGTGATTTCTTATTCTTCCAAGATGACGACCTTTTGGATATGTATCAGAATTATAACTATAAGGAAGGTAAGGAAGTCACTACACCACAAAGACATGAAGCGGTAATTGAAGATGTTGCCAGACTATTCAATTTTTTTGCTGATAAGCAACTAAGTGGTGAGTTAGATAGAAGTATCTTATTCGTTTGGGATTCAGTTGGCTCGTTAGATTGTTTCCAATCAGTAATTTCACATTCAAGTAACAACCAATGGAATGCTGGTGTTATGAAACGGGCATTTCAATCATTCTTCAAGAAATTAACTAGAACTAAGAAGATTGGGTACCCTCATAGTATGAGTCTGGTATCGGTTAATAAGATTTGGTTATCACCCAATGCTATTGGTCCACCAACAGTAAAACAATCAGGTGGTGAAGCTTGGAGATTCTACAATAGATTTATTGCGCATATGGGTGGTAAAACCACATCAAGTGTTATGAGAAAGAACTTTAAGGTGGGTACTACGATTCACAACTTTGCGGTGATGGCACCAATAGAGATTGTTAAAAATCAAATTAACGGAGTCACCACCAAAGGTGATATATGTTCAACACCTCACGGATTTGTTCATCCAGACGATTTACCTGACTATCAAAAAAACAATAAGAAGTATTTTCTGGAATTGATGGGTCATACACGTGATAGTGATATTGAGATGGTTATTACCACTGATGAGTCTGTTGATGGTTATGATGAAGAAGACCACGTAGACATTATGAAATCGCTTCGTAAAGAGTAAACATAGTTATTAACCCTCATAATGATATGAGATGCCAAAGTTACCACCAAAGACTGGTGTAAGAATAGATAGAATCAATACACTACTAATAGATGGTAATGCGTTATTCAAACGAGGTTACCATGGTAGTCACGATGCTTATAATGAGGATGGTGACCATGTGGGTGGTATCTACCAATTTATTACGGTACTTAGAATGTTACTTACCAGAGACGTATTCCATAACGTCTACGTCTTCTGGGATGGTAAATTCAGTGGTAAATTAAGGTGGGAACTTTACAAGGATTACAAGGGTGACAGGGGTAAGGATTATATCAACGGTACTGAACCTGACAATATAGACGAAAAGTTTCAACAATTCAAGGTAAAGCAATATCTTTACCATCTATCAATTAGGCAGATAGAAGACCCAGTAGTTGAAGCGGATGACTATATTGCTTATTATTGTAATAATAAGCAAGAGAACGAAGATATTACAATTTGTACTAGTGATAGAGATATCGTTCAATTAATTGCTGAAGATATCAAGATATGGTTGTGCGACCTCAAAGAGTATGTCGTACTGGGAAATTACAGCCTATATTTTAAGCATCATCCAGATAATGTGGCTTTAATAAAGACTATTGTTGGTGATGCGTCAGACACTATTAAGGGTGTTAAGGGTGTTGGTGAAAAGACGTTATTAACATTATTCCCATTCCTAACTGAACGTAAGAGTGACTTATTTGAAGTATTAGAAGAGGCTCTTAAGTTACAAAAGGCTAGAACTGTAGATAAAAAGAAACCATTAGGGGCACTCACCAATATATTGGAAGGTAAAACTGATGGTGTGCAAGGTGATAACTTGTATGAAATAAATCAAAAATTGGTCGACCTCACCACTCCGTTGATGACCAATTCAAGCATTGAACATTATGACGATGTTATTAATACACCTTTAAGTGATGATAGAAATCAAAAAGAGGTGTATAAGATGCTTAAACGAGATGGGGTGGACGATATGATTAGAGATTATCGTATGACAGATTACTTCTTACCCTTCAAAAAACTAAAAGATAGGGAAAGAAGAATGAGTAAAGAACAAGAACAACATGACAACAGAAGTAGAACCAACGAACACCAACGAAAAGTCGTTTGATGAAAATCGTTTTGAATTTAATTTAACGATTAACGGAAACATCATATGTCAGAGGACATTCGATGTATATCATTTCAAAAAAAGGAATCTTAGGGTTGATAATATTCGACCACTAATGAATACCTTGGCAGGTACCAGTATTGACAGTATTGGTAGAATGGGACTAATCCCAACATACCTTAAAGGTAAATCTGAAGATTATCTGTGGGAGAATTACAGATACTACGAGGTGCAGACACCTGAGATGATTGATAGGAGAGATGTATTCGATAACGAAGATATTATCGGTTTTGAAATATTATTTGATGGTATCTTAGTCGCTAGAACAGCATTTAGTGGTAACGTCTTCCCACCAAAGGTGCGTTACAACATCGACATCCGTGGGTTAATACCACAGATATTACATGAGATAAGGAAATCTTTCTCTGTATAATTAATATAGCTACTAAACAATTATAAATGACGAAAAAGAAAGATGGATTTAGCTTCCTTGGGTTAGAATTCCAAGAAAGATTACTTAAACAATTTTTAGAAGATAGAAGATTTACCGAAAGGATTGTCGATATAATCGACCCCAATTATTTCACTGACCCATCATTAAAGGTGGTTGCTGTAACGATAAAGAATGCTCATGAACGGTATGAAGCTATTCCAGATGCGGAAAGTCTTAAGATGCGCATTCGGGATACTGTT